CCGCAACTGTGCCCACAGCGAGCCCATGCTCGGGGAAGAGGGCGGCTGGAGATGCCATAATTTTAGTAAGCAACTGGACGAGGAAACCCAGCGCAAGGGCTGTGACCAGCACATATGGTTGTCATCGCTGGTGAATCTGCCGATAGAAAAAATGGGAGAAACCACCACTTCATACCTGCGTGGCAACAATGTCTTTACCAATGCACCAAAAGACCAAGCGGGCAAAGACGTTTATACAAGCCAGGAAATGCGTGAACTGTCCAAGGTTAACTACGATCCGAAAGTCATCAAGAAACTGATGCGGTTCCGGGAAGAGTTCGGGGTAGGTACACGCCTGGAAGAATTGACCAGAGATGGATGACGACCCGGTAAACCACCCCGCACACTACACCCAGGGACGCATAGAAGCGCTCGATGCCATTGGTGCTGCGCTCGATCCGAAAGAGTTTGTCGGCTACCTCCGTGGCCAGATCATCAAGTACATGTGGCGGGCGCCATTCAAGGGCAAGCCAGAGGAAGACTACCGCAAAGCCAGGTTCTATCTGGACATGCTGATTTCCAGGGAAGAGGCGATTGATCTTATCCCGACACCACAAAGAACCGGGGGTTCTTCACAATCTGAATCTTGACCCCTGGGTATAGGGATTCCACCAGCTTTTTCTTCAGCTTGAACACTGCTGTTTCCACGCCCTTGACATCTTCCACCACGGTGTCCCCGTTCTTCAGCCGGTAGCGGAAGTCGGCGATGTAGGTGCAGATCTTCTTGCCGTTGACCTCACATGGATACTTCGGTTGCAGTTCCAGATGCGAGAGTTCCCCGGCGCTTTCCATGAGTTTAAGCTGTTTGTATCTGGCGGCTTCGAGCTTGCTGTCAAACTTGTGGCCGTCGTATTGAACCTTGATGGCCCCGTATTTGTTATTGCGTCGGCGCAATTAGTTGATGCCCAGCATTTTCTCAAGCTCTCTCTGGCGTAAGAGAACCGCGGCTGAACCGCGTGGATCCTGGGCGGCTTTCTGCTGTGCCGTGAGTCTTCTTGGTGCACGCGGAGGCACAAATCCTGGGCCAATAAAGGATGTTCTCGGAAGCGTTGGCCGGAGCTCTTCCAAAAAAGATTGCCTGAGCTGTGCTTCTGGAAAAACAGCGCCCTCTTTTTCCAGAACACGCTTGATTTGATACTCGGATGGGAAATACGGAATGAACAGGCGGTTCATAATTGCTTCTGGCTTTGAAATTTTGGACTCTTTCAGGACATCGTATATTTCCTCGTCCGTCATTCCCAATTTTCTTGCATCTTCAACCGCCATGGAAACATCACGGATCGCACTGAAGCGGGCTTCGTTTGTCCTCATTAGTGCTTTGACATGATCTTCGGGGTCTAAAATATTTGGATCCCTGCCGACCGCAGTGTAATAGGAAACCGCTTCATTCATTTCGTCTTTGGCTTCATGGGCTCTGTATTTAAGAGTTCTTTCTAAAATTGGGCGTATGGTTTTTAAGCCAGTAAAAGACTCTGCAAGTTGGGTGGCGAAGTCTGGTTTTTTTCCCTTTCTGGCAAAAGGCTTGTCGGTCAATCCTGCCGCATATAAGGCAGAACGTGGCAAGTCCTTAAGAAACATAGGGCTTGGCTCACCTAGTCTGAACTTAACTGGCACTACAGGGGGTAGCGCAAGGTTGGCTATATGTGCCAGAGTTTTTGCAAATTTTAATCCCCCCGAATCAACTTCGTTGTAGATTTTTCGTGGTGATCCAGATGTATAGGTTATGTTTCTTTGTGCATCCAACAGCGCAGTAGTAGCGATGGACTCCCCAAAGAAAGGTTCTGCATATTCCCGTAACATCCCTTTTTCTTTGCGCGAACCAACAAACATATTCCAAAGTATTTCATGAAGTTTTTCTCCTCTTGTTTCGCCATTGGCGACAGCGTTGAACACAGCCAATATCGGAGTGCGGAGATATTCGTATGGGTTGGTGTAAGTATAATTATAGAACTCAACAATGTTTCCGTTTTCATCCGTTTGAAGCGGTACCAGATCAGCATTTTTTTCCCAAGGCATCGCAAAACTTCTTTTATAGGCTTCGATCTGTTCTTCGACAGCACCAGTCATCCACTTGCCGAACGTAACGGTTGCTTTCGGAACAGCATACATGACTGCCAAGTTCCCCATCAGTCTACGCATGCCAATCTCCGCAATTTCAGGAACACCACTCGCAATTTCATCGATGGCGCGTGAGGCGGAATTGACGGAAGTTCTTATTATTTCAGAAGGAAACGCAATGAAGTTGCCGAACGGTGTGCGCCTCAATGCTTTGATAAACGCCGGCACTTTGGAATAGTTCGGCACTGTATCCCGGACAACGGAAGCGCCAATGTCTTCAATGACATCTCGCTGTGTTTTTTTACTGAAGTTGTTCCAAATTCCATCTGCGCCTTCAACTTCACGGGCTGTTCTGTCCGACATCATCTTGTACGATCCCGGAGAAACCTTAAAGCTCTTTCCCTCTTTTGCTAATCTTACTGATGCATTTTCAAATGCCCTTGCAAGTTTTCCTTTTTCCATTTCCCAACTGAATATTTTCCAGACATCGTCCGATCCCATGTATATTCTCGCCGCCAAGTTGTTTCTTGCTTGTGTCAATTTCTTGCCAAGTCCAGCGGTTCTGTTCAGCTCCATGGCTCTTACCGCATCATCAATAACCCCTTGAATTTCAGCGGCTATTGCACCGCTTTGCACCACTCCTCTTCTCATGGCATTGCTGTAATACTCATCCATTTTTGTGCCTTGTGTTTTTCTCAGCGAATCAAAAACAATCATCATCGAGTCTTGCAAATCCTGCCGGCTGGCGATATTGCCATTCATGAGCGCAAACAAGGAGGCACTCGTAGCGTTCCTGACTTGGGTAATGGGGCTGTAAATGGTCTTGGACTGTTGAACCAACCCCTTCATTGCCAAATAATGGCCCCAAGCTCTGGAAAGACCACCGGGGTCTTGCTCCAACCATCCGCGTTGGGCTCCTGTTATGGCGTCTGCAATCGAACGTGTTGTTATTTTGTTCCTTATGTCTCCAAATCTAGCTTCATCTGGGATTTTTATTGGCATTCCTGTTTCGTCCTTAAAGGCATTTTGTTTAGCCAATGGAATTTCATCCATGTTGTCATAAAGAAAACGCCCCTCCCGTTCACCAACTTCTTTTAAGACGGCTTGGCCACCACGCATTGAAGGCCCGGAAACAAACGATGTTCGTGGAGACAACCGTGCATTGATGCTTGCAATCTCATCAATGTAGCGTAGCCCTGAAGTTAAACGCGCCAAATTATCAATGGTACTCCTGTTTTTCAGCATCAGATCTGGAAGTGTTTCTCCCTTTACCTCCCCTAAAAACTTTCTTACTGCCGGATAGTTGGTAAGTTTCTTGTCTTTCAACAATCCCATCTTGATGCCCTCAAGTGAATATTTTGGAAGCATATAAGCGTTGTCAAAACTTCCTTGTTTCAACAGTTCGCTTAACATCTCGTCTGCTTTCTCTGGTGTTTTCACCAATTTGTGTTGAAGGACTTCCTTCTTGGCTGCTATCCATTCTGGGCTATCCAACTTTGGTGCATATTTCTCTCCCTTGAGATAAGCCTTGTAAAGCTGATATCCATATCTTCCTAGGTTTATGTCAACTGCATCTAAAAAAGGTTTTGGCAAAACCTTTTCAAACTCAGGAAACTGTTTGCTGAGTGAATCTATTTGCTCACGGGTAAAGCGTGCGTTTTTGGCGAACGAAAACTTTGGGACGATTGTTTCTCGCCAAGAAGCGGCTCCTGTTTTTGGATCGATTTCTTCAGTGACGCTTTTGAACCATCTCTTTTTTGACATAAAATCCCTGTCAATCCTCTGCAAATTGCGCATGGCAGCCTGCCTGATAAGCTCCGACTCCCCATAAACGGAATCATTCATATAGTTTATTACCGACCTAAGTTGGTAGTCTGACATTTCACCACTCTTTGCAAGCCACTTATATGCTTCTGTCGTATTGTGCATGTTTGCTTCAGCCCTGTGCATCTCATCTCCGATTTGCCAGGCTTTTGCATTGTGTGCATCCATTGCTTCTTTTGTTGGAAACGCTCCTTGGCTCCTGAATTTATAAAGAATGTCTTGGTATAAATCATATTCCTTCCAAGGCGTTTTGAACTTCTTTCCCTTGTACTGTCCTTCTTGCATAGCTTTAGCGAGGTTGGCTTTCCTATTCTGTATCCATTTGGCCGATGCCATCATCGCTTTGTTGGATGTTGAGATATCTGCCAGCTCCCTGGTTAGACCTTTTTCTCCGGCCATGTAATTTTTCAATTGTTTCCAGATGACAGGAGCTCCCAACAAAATGGTAGCGCCCTCTATGGCGCCCTCAAGTTTATGCCCCATTCTTTTTGCTGCTTTTTCCCGGTTGTCAAGATCATCGAATGCTTTGTCTTTGGTGTTTGAAACATCAAAAAATGTGGGAACGTCTGCGGTAAAAGCGGCATAATCAGCTACCCCTATAGGCAGAATGGTATGTTTCCATCGCTCTGGTTTTTTGACGTATCTGTCTACTGGCTTTCCAAAGGGCTTTCTTCCTGGCGCCTTTGCTTTTTTGAGATACTTGGCTCTGGTTAATTTAGTAGCCACCCCGGCAGGCGCAGCAAGCTGGAAAATTGTTCCGGAAACCTGTCCAAGCGGGCTGATGGGTTTGTCTACTTTGTGTTTGGTGAAAAAATCCTCTACCTCTGAAGTCATATCTGTGCCTAAAGCCCAGTCCAACGCTGTGCTAACGGTTTGGGCGGGACCTTGAAACATTCCGGTCTGAATGCCCCAGATTGGACCGGTTCCAAAAATTTCTCCAAATGTGGAATACTCTCCAGTTCTTTTCTTAAGTTCTCTTTTGGCTATTTTTTCAGCAAGGACTGGATCGTCGGTATCCTTGACGATTATTTGTTGGCCGCCGATGTTAACCCTAATGGCCATTGTTTTTTTAGGTATCCTTGCTGGTTTGCCAAGTGCTTGCGTTTGCGTCGTAATAAGCCTTTAGCTTGTCGTAGTCCATTTCCAACAAAGACTGTATAATTTTTGCCTTTAGTTCGGCAGCAGCTGTTGTAACAGATTTGGTTCCGGCAACAACATCGGGGTCGTTTATAACTTGTGGATGTTCTGACAATCCCTCCGGATAATTGGCATTAAATATTTCTGTCGCCATTTGCTGATCCGTCGTTTTATCTCTGCCAGAATAAATTAAATTTTCCGCCAAGTCTAAATCAAGAAGTTCGGCTGCACTGTATTTGCCCTTGGACATTCTTGCCAAGGCTTCGTATTCTCTGGTCAACTCTTTATCATCCATATTATAAAGTTCTTCAGCGAACATCCTTCCGGCATCTCCAAGGGTTACTTCGTTTCTGCCAGGCGCATGCATTGCCTCATCCAGACGGCCGGTGGTGGAAAGGAAGCTGGTAAAGATGTCTTCTCTCATTTGCTTTCTTTTTCTTTCGGCACTGAGCGTATCTTCTGCCGCCAAAAAAGCCTCAAGTTCTTCTGCGTCTATCTTTTCTCCTGCTTTAGCACCACGGTCTTTTAACGCGCTTACCAATAGGGGGATTCCTCCTGCTGCTACGGCTGCTCCAGTCAAGGAAAGTTTTGGATATTTTCCAAAGGTTGTTTTCCCAAGTTTCTCTTTTCCTGTTCCTAGTACATCTTTTATTCTTCCCCATAGAGTTTTTGGTGTGGGGGGTGCGGTGTATGGAACAACGTCTTGTCGTTGTGCTCCATATTTAACAATGTCTTTGCCTTTGGCTGTTGTTTGGGCTGCCGCCCTTTCGGCATCTCTGGCAGCTCTTCTGGCTATCCTTCTTTTATTGGCTGCATCAGCCAGTTTCTTTAGCCCACCCGGCTTCGTCAACCCTTTGCCTTTACCACCAATCAATTCAAGCGCAGTTCCGCCCATAAGCAATGCTTCTATTCCGCCTGCACCAACCCCCATGCCTGCCAATTTTTCTCTTGCCGGATCCTCAATAGTTTCCATCAATGAAGGGCCATACACTTCCATCAGCTGAGTCATCATTCTGCCGCCTTCAGCAACCTGTCGAGCCTCTCCA